TTTTTATCAAAAACATTTCGAAATAAAAATATTTTATCGTAAATTACCAATGTCTCAAGACTAATTTTTCCTCCTAAAAAACTTTTAAGAACTAAAGGATGTCCTTTGGAACAATTAAAAATTTCATCAACATTATTTCCATCGAATAATAATTGACTTTCTTCTTTAAAAATGTAAGAAAGTGATTGAATTTTTTTCATCCAATCAGAATAAACACTATTTCCATCACGAATAATTTCACCAATCCAAAGTGTTTGTGGATCATTTGAAGAAACAAAATTGGAAATAAAAAAATCTAAAATTTCATTATCCTTTTTTTGTCTTGATAGTTTTTCAAACCAAAATCTATCTTTTCTGGAATAGAAACTTTTTTCCCCTGCCCTTACCTTACCATTATATTTTAAATAGTCATAGTTTGGTTTAGTAAAATGATTTTTGATTGAGATGTATGTTTTATATGCTTCAATTGGTGTCACCTTAATCTTCCGAAGAGAATCCTGCATATGATTGGTCAAATGTAAAAAATGAAACTATAGTGTAACGTTTTCCTGTATTAATCCTAGAAACTCCGTGAGTATATTTCAATTCTCCAGGATGAAGAACTAACATTCCAGGTCTTGGAGTTACTTCAATACCAAGATTTGGATAATATATTTTACCACCTTCAAAATCAGAATTCAAATATATAACTCCACCAAAATCACGCCAAGGAGAAGCATTTGGTGTCATTCCATCCTGCTCTATGTTATCCGCGTGTGGAGTCATTACGTCACCTTCTTGCCATCTAATTAATTGTGGTAGTTCCGAATATAAGTATCTACTTTCATTTATTAGATTAATTTGAATATATTTTCTCATTGCCAAAGAGGCAGACTTTAAAACTCTTTGAATGTCAGATGGCATATCTCTATAGTATATGCACTTTCCATTCCAGTATTCAATTTCATTGATATGTTTATTGAATGAATCTTCTCTTTGTTTTATCCAATTAATAAGTAATCGTATTGCTTGGGGAGTTAAAAAGTTCTCTTCAACAATTGGAAATATATCAGTGTGATCCATTAAAAAACTAATTTTGCTCGGGAAGTTTTTTTGAGAAAATTAAGTTGCATTGCTTCGTATTTAATTTTCTCTTTCAAAGGTTTTGAAATCAATTTAGGAACAGATTCAAAATCAATATTGTTTTGTTCACAGAAATAGATAATCGCATCAATGTAATTCATTTCAATATTCACTTGCACAAGATTTTCAATTTCTTGTGCAAACTTTGATGGACAAAAGAATTTACTCTCTAATGCTTTTTCTAATTCATTTTCCATCTGACCTAGTATTGTGATGTACAAATTCTTTAATGTAGCGAACTAATAACTTAATATAATCGCCTTTGTTTCTTTTGTCAAATACTTTGACCTCTCCACTAGGAGTTACCATTAAAGTAATAAGTTTATTAACAACTTGTCCAGTCATCTCATAATATGCAGCAGCATAAAATGTTTCCTGCACAAAGTAATTTTCAATCCACTCTTCTGGTTTAATTTTATCTGAAGTTTTAAAGTCTATAACCGCAAGTTCTCCTTCATATTCCGCAATACAATCAACCCGTCCAGCTAATCCAAGATATTCTGAATAGAGTGTTCTTTCAATTGCGTGAATATTATTTATCTTATCTAGATAAGGTTTTGCGTGATGAAACATAAACTTTGTCAGGGGTTGATAATCATCCCAGTTCAATTCTTTATTTTCAAGATAATCTTGGCAAACTTGGTGAAAATCTGTTCCTCTTGCTGTTGCCTTTTTAGTAATACGATTTGCTTCTTCAATACCAACTCTTTCTCTCCACTTAACAAAAATTTGTCGGTTATAAAAAGAAGTCACTGAAGTAATAGAAGGCACCCAATCTCCATTAGGAAGATTATAGAGACGGATGCTTTCTGTTGTTTTGCAATCTAGTTCAATATCACCTAAAAAATTACAATGCTCAAAAATCATACAATAACTTCCATTTTTGCTAAGATATATTCTTTGACAAATCCACTACGGACAATATCATCTACACCAAACTCAACAATATCAATTGAAGGCATAACTCGAAGAATTTTCATAAAATCAATGATACCATTCTTTTCATTTGTCTTGAGTAGATCACTTTGAGTAGCATCACCACAGAACATAATTTTACTATTTTCTCCAACCCGAGTAATAATACTATCAAGTTCGTGAAAGTTTAAGTTCTGAAATTCATCTACAATTACAATGGCATTATCTAGAGTTGTTCCACGAATGAAAGAAGTACTCCAAAAACTAATTGTTCCTTGAGATTTTAAATTTCCATACAACATTTCAAATGATGCATCATCTGGCATTTCAAACATATACTTTACCATATTCTTATATGGAATTTGGTAAAGAGAAGATTTATCTTCGTGATCTCCAGGAAGGAACCCAATCTCACGGGTAGCAACAAGAGACCTTACAATATAAATTTTTTCGTAAGGACTTCTTTCATCTAATACATCTTGAAGTGCATTATAAAGAGTAATAAATGTTTTACCTGTTCCTGCACATCCATAAGCAACGATATTTTTATTCTTTTCGTATGCTTGATATAAAAATTTTTGATTTTCAGTAAGAGGTTCAATATCCCTCATTAAATCAGCACTGATTGGCTTTTTGCGCTTCATTTGTTTAGCGGTCATTCCAACACCAATCGGTTGATCATCTACTCTCTTTCTTCTTGCCATATAAAATTAAATTGGTTTTACTTTTGATCCTGGTGCTTTTGATGCTTGATGTAAAACATCATTCCACCCTGGATGAGATTTCTTAAGTCTATCATAAATTTCACCAACTTCTCCAGATGAAGGACAAGTTGTTGGATCAGACCAATCTCTATCCCATTCGGGATTATCTTTTTTCCATTGATCCCAATCATGAACACTCATTGTCACTTCTTTTTGTTCACCAGTTTGTTTATTGATAACAGGATATGTTGCCAATGTTACACCTCCATTCTATGTGTCAATATTTATTCAATAGTAATAGATGGTGCATCATTACACTCAGAGCAACCATCACGAGTCCAACCAAGTGCTTCAGATACTGCAGGGAACTGACAGGTAAAGATACAACGAATCAACTCTGCAATTTCCATATGTTCTTTCTGTGTTCCATGTGCCGAACGAAGATCAATGTAATGGATCCATGACCTTACAGAACCGGTCATATAAAGTCGTGTGGGCGTTGCCAGGGGCAGTACGAACCTTGCACACTCCTTTGCAACTCCCTTCTCCAGAAGACGGTTGTAGAGGCGTAGAGAGTGCTCAAAATGAACACGGATATCTTCTGTCAAAGTGAGTCTTAGATAATCTGGAATATCATCAATTGAATTCTGGCGATTCTTATTATCCTGACGACGAAGTTCTGGAAGAGGAATAGTTTTGTTTAGAAGATTTGTATCAGCATAACGCTGCGAAAATTCTTGATACGTGAAGGACCTATGACGTAGGATTTGAGCCGCAATACCGCGAGTAGTATTAATCTCTACAGTCATACTTGCCTGCTCAAAGATACTCCAGTGTTGATGCTTAATGCAATACTTAAGCAGTCCAGAGAACTTCTCATTCTCTTGATTTGCAGGGTTACTCACGCGAGCACAATATGCCATATGCTTTTCTGCGTCAGGAGTAACACTTATGAGTTTTACTTCTGGTTTCATAAACTCGAAATCATCGTACATTGTATTCATCTTCCTCATCGTAAAATACTTCGTCGTAATCAGATAAAAAGGTTTTAATTTCTTCGTATTGTTGATCTTTAATTTCAGAATTAACTTCCTCTTTAAGACATTCTACTAAAGACTCAAGATTTTTTACAATTAGCTTAATTTTCTCTCTATCCATTTTGATTAACCCCAACAAAGGTAATTATACATAAAAAAAGAGAGGGAGTCAAGTCCCTCTCTGATTTATCAAGCAACTTGAGGTTGCTTTGCCATATTAATTTGAGCAAGATGAAGAAGTTTTTCTTTCTTTGCTTTTCTCTTAAGATAACGAACGAAGTAAGTGTTCATTTGTGCCCCTCCTTTACAAACTTAACACCACGATAGGTTTCGTTGTATTGTTGGGGTTGTTGCATCATTTGCTGTTGATACTCAAGGCGCTTCTGAGTATCATATTCAATGCCACGATATACTACTTTAGCCATTAGGTTTTCTCCTTAGTTTTTTAGGTTAAAGAGCGTTCCTTCAGTCGGCTTTTGCGTTCGCTATTTGCAAATAGCGAATGAACGATCCGTTCCGAGTCGGCTTACTTCCGTCCCATAGGGATGAACGTA